GATGTGACGGCACAGGACATTACCGCAATCGGGAAAATTTATACTCTCCTCACTAACCCTGCTCGCCTATACCGTGATGAAATTCTCGATAATAACCAGTGGGTAGAGACAACCATCGGCGGCGGGTACGAGTGCGTATCTTACGCCTACGCCGGAAACTCTGAGGACGCCAACACACTAGCCTATCTGCAATCTTTTGACGGCACTTCAGCGGGGCAGCGCATTACGAGCAGCGCAGGCGGTGACCTGGAGGACAATTCAGACCTTACTTCTTTCGACCCTTTCCGCGTCTACCGCATATCTCCCACGGCTGCATTAGACACCTTCACGCAGCAACAACGTGAATGGTGGTTTAGGGATATGGGTATGGATGCGACAATTAGAGGGAAGATTGTTTTTGCCTACTTCCACGCTGACGATTTTGACGATGGAGACAACGACCTCAGCGAGGCAGAAAAGCAAAGCATTAGGGGTTGTCTCGATGCTCTGATCAGCACCGGCGCAGTAGTCGGTAGCCAGAAATCAGTAATGGCGTATATTACCGGCAACGGCTGGACCTGGAACGCAGGAACAAGTAAGTGGGAAAAAGCGCTTGCCGATAGTGGAGACTACCGACCTACCGGAGGAAGCGCTCTAGTCGGTGCTGGAACCAACGATCCTGACGGCGATGGCACCCCTAATATAATCGAGGGCATTGACGGGTCGACCTCTAAACCAGAATGCGTTACTGCTAGTGCGTACCAATATGAACGCGATAATAACCCGCGTCCCGGCCCATACGCTTGTGGAGCGCATCGATGAGCACACTTGCTGAAAAGCGCCTGCAGATTAAAACAATCCTTTCGACCGTCGCCGGTATCGGCCGGGTGCATGAGTACGAGCGCTGGGCGAAGGATATCACCAAGTTTAAGGCGCTCTATCAGGATGCAGACAAGCGGATCAACGGCTGGACAATTACCCGATCTTCATCCGGCCAGCGCGAAGGCGCATCGATGACGGTTAATACCTCGGATCTCTTCATTATCCGCGGCTACTACGGAGTGGAGGATGAGGCGGCATCGGAACTTGCATTTCAGGATCTCATTGAGAGCATCCGCATTGCCTTTCAGAATAAGTGGAATCTGAACGGCTACGCTGAGTCGCTTAGCCCTGACTTCGGCCCTGGCGCAGTGGGAAGCGGCGTGCAGGTGCGCGTGGTCGATTACCGGCTCTTCTTCGGGATCCTGGTGCATTACTGCGAATTAGTCCTGGGCGTCCAGGATCAAACGGATATCTAATAGGAGGTGCAACATGCCATATCAGTTAAAACCAGGTGTTGAATCTTTTCAGGTAGTGGATGGGCCTATGGCGTATACGACCTTTCAAAAAGGCAAAGCCTACGACCAGATCCCTCCTGAGCAGGCTGACAAATTTCAGGAAGTGGGCAATAGCGCTGCGCCGTCCAAAAGCTCAGCCCGCAGGGGAGCTGGCGCGCAGGGAAAAGGCGATAACGAGGTCGGTACGGGCACCGACATGACCGGAGGTGAATAACCATGAGCATTAGAAATAACATGGCATCGTATAACCTGATCGGCGTATCCGCCGATGTGTACGAGTCGGCAATTAACACGGCTCGTGCCTGTAATCTCGGGCTGCTGCTTGACAAAAGCAATATCTGCCAGATCGAGCCACGGCGCCAGCACAATGGCAACGAGGCAAACGGCAAGGAAGAACCAGATCGCATCGACGATCTGGGCGGAAATTCTAAAATGCCCTTTAATTTTGAAAAAGCGCAGCCGCAGCACTTCGGGTTTATCTGCGGTTATGGCCTCGGCAGTGTCTCCGTCGCCGCGGCCGGATCTACCGGCTATAAGCACACGATTGTTCCGATCACCTTTGATCTGGATGCGTTTAGATCGCTGCCGTCCTTTCCTCTCGTACAGAGGTTAGGCAATCAGGTGCTTAAAGAGCGCTTCACCAGCATGTTCGTTAACGACTTCACCGCTGAATTCGCCGAAGACTCATGGGTGAAGCTGAGCGGCAATCTGCTTGGCACCGGGCTGCGGGAAGATAACGTGACGGAAGAGTCAATCACGACACTTGATACCGCGACATCGCTCACGCTGGCTGCTAACGGCGTGCAGGGTTCGGATGCAGCAACACGGCTGAGCAATGTGCACCGCATCATCGCCGAGACATCGAGCGGCGTGTGGGTGGATGTTGCTTTCTCGGCAGTCAGCGCAGCAACCCCTGCGGTCATCACCATTACCGCACCGGGCGCTGGTGCAGCGGACATCACCTATAAGGTCATGTATATCCCGACCGAGGCCGAATCCTGGCACACCTTCCCCTCTCGGGTAACCGAGACTGCGCTGCGCGTGGTGCAGTTTGACGTGACGGTGGGCGGCAAATGGTCCGGCTCTGCGCATAGCGGCGGCCACAGCCTGGGCGGCGAGCTTAAGAAACTCACCTGGAAATGCAACAACAACCTGAAGGCACGGTTCAGCCCCGGATCCGGCAATCTCAACTACGCCGATCGGTGCCTGCGGTCAGGGCGTGTGCAGACCGTTGACTTCGATCGCGAGTTTAAAGACTACATCTTCCAGCAGCATATCGACGACAATGATACCTTTGTGGTCTATATGCTCGCCGAAGGCGCTGAGTATGAATCCGGCCATAAGTACACGGTTGAAGTGATTTTCCCGAAGGTCGGAGTCATGAGCGCAAAGAGGGGCGTGGCCGATAACAGGCTATCGGAAAGCCCATCGCTGCAAGTGCTTGAAGACAGCACCTACGGCAGCGTGATCGTCAATGTGAAGAACATGCAGGCTAAGTACGCGCAGGCGTCATAAGCGCGTAAGCGCGCTGATCCCGCGCCATGCGGGATGAACGGTCAACGGTGAACCGATAACAACCGACTGAAAGGAGGTATTTCATGCCACGAGGAGCTGCACCGAATATTCAGAACGAACTCAGAATCAATGATTCCGTTTCCGGAGATGTCATCACCCTGTTTTACCGCATACCCACTACCGAAGAGCGTGTGGCGTATCAGAAGGCCATGTTCGCTCGGAAGCGCAATAAGGTGGAAACCCATATTCCGGAGACGCGGCAGAAGTATGGCAAGAAGATCCTGACCGGGTTTAAAGAAGGAGACTTCTATAAGCTCGACGGCGACAAGAAGGTCTTCTTCTCGTCTGATCCTGCTTCTCCCAATTACGATCCCGACTGGATGAATCTAATCTGCACCTATGCAATGGATCTTCTTGAGTTCATGGCGATGAAGAGGAAGAAGAAGCCGGAGAAATTATTGACCCAAACGACTGATAGAGGATGTCCGCGCTCTGTATGGCGGCAGGATGTGCACGGAGAAAGAGCATGAGAAATGCCTGCTTGATTTCGGAGAAAACCTGGAATGGAACTGCGCACAATGTCCAGACAAACGCCGGCCGGAATCGATCAGTGAATGGACCCTGCACATCCTCGATCTTCGCCGCCTGCAGCTTGGCGGATATCCGTTCGAAAAGAATGACCTTGATTATGAAGAATGGTGCGACCTGGGAACTGTCGCAGATTGCATTGCACGAATTAACCAGCAGCAAACCATCATCCCGGTATTTCCGGGTATGAAGCCGAAGCGATAAATGATCGGAAACTCCAACACAGTCACGCTCGAATTTAAAGTAAAAGACGACGGCTCGATCGAAGTGCTCGGCGGCAAGGTGAATGAGTTCGGCGAGCACAGCCAGAGCACGGCGTCGAAGGCGAAATCTGCCTTCGACACGATGAAAGCCTCGTGGATGCAGCTGGTTGCTGCGGCGTATGCGATCAAGGAAATTATCGATATTTATATGGATCATGACCGTGCCACTCGGGCAATGCAGACAACCTTTGGCCAGGCTGCAAACGACTATATCGCCCAAGCGCAGAAGATTTCCGACGCTTCGCGCAATATGTTCCATGTCGATGAGATCATGAGCTCAATGGCTACCTATGCCACGGCCATGAAGCGCTATGGCATCGAGGGTGAGCAGTATATTGATTTGATCAGCCGGGCTACCGATGTGGCGGCCGGGAAAAATATCGATCTAGAATCATCAATGAGCCGCATCACCTCGGCTATGCGCGGAGAGGCTGAAAGCGCGGAGTTCCTGGGGCTTACCCTAAACGACAATTATATGAAACAGATGGCGTTTGGCGGAGCCCTGCAGGCTACCTGGGAACAGATGTCAGATAGCGAAAAAGCCCATTTCCGCTATCTCGAAATGATGAACCAGACTGCGGAATATACCGGTAAAGCGGGAGAAACAGCACAGTCGTTTGAAGGGCAGCTAAAAATCCTTTGGAATACTGTAAAAGATCTGCTTATTCCGATTCTTTCCAATTTTCTCATTCCTTGGTTGCAGAAGGTAGCAGACGTTCTGCTTTTTGTGTCAAACGTGATCACGATGGATGTTGGTGCAGCACTGGCCTGGCTGCTGGATAAAATTGCCACGACGCTAACCTATCTCGAAAAGCTTCCCAAAATTGGAAAATATTTTGATGGCATGGCAGAGGAGGTGCGTGTTGTTGCGCAGGAAATGGATGCAATGGGTCAAAAGGGGGCTGAAGGCCTCATGAAGATTGTCAACACCCAGGAGAAGAAAGTTACGCCGGCTGTGCAGCAGACCATTAATGTCGAGCAGGAACTGGCGAAAGTAACCAAAGATGTTTCTGATAGGAACACGAAGGAAAAGGAAAAACAGGCTGAGAAGATTAGAGCGCTTGAGGACGCACTGCTTGATGACATTCAGAAAAATCGCCTTGATGAGTTCGGCTATGCCCGCTGGGCGATCGATGAAGAATATAAGGCTAAACAGAACCAGGTTAACGACAAAAAGCTGCTCGATGAATGGTACCTGGGAGAAAAAAAGAAAATTGACGACGCGGAGCTGAAAGCCACCGAGGAAAAAGCTGAAGAGCAGCGGAAGATCGAAGAGCAGCTCACCGATAAAATCAACGAGCTCAGCCTGGATCAGTACGAATATGCGGAGCAGAAGCTTGAGGAAGAGGTAGAAGCATTTCGCGAAGCCGGAATCGATGAAGCAAAGATAAAAGAATACTACAGTCTCCAGATGATGGAGATTGATAAGGCGCGATCCGATGCTGCTAAAGAGCAGCTCGAAGCGGAGCAGAAGGCCTTTGAGGAAGCCGCGGAAAAAGAAAAGGAGATGGTGGAGACGGTTTCCGATGAGATCGTCGGCGTCGGGTCCGATCTGGAGAACTGGCATGAAAATCTCTGGGATCGGATCGTGGGCTACGGGCTGAAGAAAGCTGCCGAGTACGCTGCCGGCGTCGCAATACAGCTCGCAAAAATGATGTCCGTAAGCAGCTCATCACTTGCGAGCATCTTTAGTGCTATTGGCGTGCCGGTCGGTGGATCGTCAACAGGTGGTGTACCCGGAGTATCTGGGGAGAGTTCTAGCGGTGGGATCTCCAGCATTCCTGGAATTGGATCAATGGGGAGCTTCTACCTCCCGTCCTCAATGGGTGGCTGGGAGATCGGACTAGGTGAATTAGGCGTGGCGGCTGTTGCTGGAAATTATCTTCCTCAACTCTGGGGTGGAGAAGGTGGATTACCATCCTCGCTGGGCGCCACGGCTGGGTATGTCGGAGGCACGGCACTATTGGGAACCAGCTTTGGAGCAGCTGTAACATCCGCAGCTACCGCAGCATTCGGGGCAACCTTAGGCTCTTTTGCAATGCCTGTTCTCGGAACAATCGCCGGTGCCGTAATCGGTGAGATCGTCGGAGGTCTGTTCGATGATTCCCATGACGAAGCGGTGCGCGATCGGCGAGGAGCGGTCTGGAGCCAGGCATTCACGGATATGATGTATTACGTGACCAATCCTGAAGAGGGAAGATCTCCTCTATCATATACCCAACAAGCAGGGTGGTATTCTAACGGTCAGTATCTGCCGTTCGAGCTGCAGCCCGACGATTCTCAAGCCAAGTTGCAATATGCCGGCTGGGCGCACACGGTTCTCCATGACCAGATGA